GTGACGGAGAAATTACTCCGTCCATAAAGGTAATGAGCCAGCGTTTGTCCCGCTGGTGGGCCTCAAGAAAGGATAGGACATATGTCTAATATTGGACTGGACGGACTCGGCACAGAGAAGCTCACCGTATCTAGTTCCTCCGTTGCACTCGCAAGTATTCCCACAAGCGCACATCGTGCGATTATCAGCGTCGATGTTGCTGATATCCATATGGAAAACGATGCAGGTGCGGCAACGACAAACGATTACAAGGTGCAGAACGGGTCACATATCGACCTCACAGATAATCGTTACAATCTCAGTAAATTTCGCTTCATCCGCGCTGGATCGTCGGATGCGACATTGTACATCCAGTACTACAACTAGGAGAGAAACATGAGTATACGAATCTCACATGATGTACACACTGGCGTTGCAAATACGTGGACGGCGCACCAGACACTTAATGATGATGTACAACTAAAATTAGGAACGGACGGTGCGGAAAGCAACATTAAATCCAATGGAACAGATTCGATTTGGACAGCTTCAAGTGGAGATATTACGATTACAGCCGCATCAGAAATTAACCTGACAAAGGCTGGAGAAACATTAATCCGTGTGACGGATACGGCTAATTCTGTTACAACGACCCTCATTGCAGGAACAAGTATTGGAGCAGTCGGAACAACCACGGCACACAATTTCCAGATATGGCAGGCTGGAGACAATCGTCTGACGATCAGTTCTAATGGGGCAACATGGGCATTCCAGCAGGCAACAACGATTAACACATCTGCCGGGGCACTGACACTAGGGCCTGCAAATGCAAGCCTTCTTTTCACTGGGACACTGGCGGTTACTGGGTCACGAGTAACGCAGTCTTATCATACAAACCTAACATCAACAAATGCTGTTACGGTGGACTCATCAGAAACCGTGAAGCGTAACATTGAAGATTACGAAAATGATGCCTTATCCATTGTACGAGACATGAGCGTTGTGACGTATGACCATGACGAATGGCTTGATGATTCAGAAAGCAAAAGATTAGGAGTCATTGCTGAGTCTGTTCAAGAGCCACTAGCTCTTGATGAGATTGAGCGTCCAGATGGCACAAAGTACCCCGGAATTAATACGTATGGATTGGAAACACTACTGGTTCGAGCCATGCAACAGGTAGATAAAAGATTAGAGAAGGCAGGTATCTGATGGCAATTGAAAAGGCGAACGCCGTTGTTGAGGGGATTGAGGTTTTAGCAGATGGTTCTCTTCAGGCTACTGTGAACTATGCTTTGGTAGATGGAGGAACAACACTAACACGAGTTCGTGAAGATATAGCAGTCAGCAACGCTACGTCTGCGGAGAATAACGCGGTTGCAAGGGTTCGAGACAAGGCTGCTATTCTGGCTGTTTCTTAATGATTGAGCCAACGGAACGCCAGAAGGGTGTTCTACACTTTCTTCGTATACGTGTGGAAACACTTCGATCTCACCTGAAACAAGTCGAGCAGGACTACGAACAAGAAGCACAGAATATTATCAATCAGAATAAAAACGGTTATCCTGTTGGTGCTCAATGGAGCTTGGGGGACGACCTGAACTTTCACCTCGTCGAGGAGGAGTAGATGCCAACCACAACCAGACTCAACTTACGACGCTCACTCGCAAAGAGGCTGGGTGCGACCACGGTCGAGCGGACGGCGTGGACGACCACGACAAATATCGCAGCCAATACAAGTGTGATCTCGACAGAACTGACAGACGCAGGATATAACAATGATGACTACTTTAACGGGTGGTATATTTTGTTTCTGGGAACCAACAATGCGGCAAAGGTACGACGGATCACCGACTATACCGCCAGCAGTGGAACCCTGACCGTTTCTGGAACGGCTCTTGCCAGTGAGTCGGGTGTCACAGATTTCGAGTTGCACCGCTACGATCCGAATCGGATCATGAATATACTCAACGAGCAGAGCAGAACGGTTTTTCCCCTGCTTCATCAGCCTGTTGTCCAGAGGCTCTACTATGCCGGGTCACAGCAGACACGGTTTCCCCTGCCATCGACACTGATTGGGAGACCAGAGAGTGTTTGGGTGGGTGACCAGACACTTCAGGTCAATGACGATGACGACAACATTATCGACAACGGGAACTTCGAGACGGGATCAGGTGCATCCTTTACCGGGTGGACGGCAGCAAGTCTCACGCTTGCTGAGGAGAGCTACAGTAGTATCCCGCACAACTATGCGGTTCTAAGGCAGCAAAGAAGCGTTCAGGCAACGGTCGCAGCAAGCACCGTGGGGACACTTCTTAATACAGTCAGTAACCCAACAAACTATGACGGGATGTTCATTAACTTCTCTGTCTGGGTCTATTCCACGACAGCAAGTCGGATCACGGCACAGATCATCGTGGACTCATCCACCGCCAGTAGCTCGGCACACTCTGGGTCGGGGTGGGAACAGCTTTTTGTGCAGACAAACATCCCCAAGTCGATCTCATCGGCTCTCAAGGTGGGTCTGAGCGTGAGTTCAGGCACAACGATCAGCTTCTATGTCGATGAGGCGCGTGCTGGGGCTGGTCCCGCATCGTGGTCGGGAGACGACGGGTATACGGGATACACGCGAATCGAGGGATGGCGGTACGAGGAAGGTGGCACGGAGAATACGGGATCGACAAGTCCTGCCCATGCCGTGATTCTCACGCGACCTGTTCAGGTCAACACGCCGATCAAGATTGTGGGGATGCAGTACCTCAGCCAGCTTTCGACAGAGACAGGGACGATGGAGATTAGTGAGCCACAGACGGAATTACTCTATGCTTACAGCGCAGTCGAGCTTTTACAGGAAATGCAGGCGACAAGCACCTCTGCATCGGGGAACCAGTGGGTGGATCGTGAACTCAACAAGTGGTTGCGGATGCGATCTGAGCACAAGAAGAGGTATTCGATGCTCGACGGGCGTGCACCCAACAGGAACAGACCACCTGATTGGACTGATTAATGTCACTTGTTTATACGATTGGGAAGTCAAATCGAAGCTACGAGAGCGCGGGTGACCAGACCCTCACGGTATCCAGTAGCTCTGTTTCCCTGACTGTTCCAGACAGGGCGAGACATGCTTTCATCCTGATTCAGGATGCGACGGTCAGTGTGAGCTTCGATGGGACAGCAGCCACAACATCGAACCTTCCACTTCCCGTTGGGGACGTGCTGGATTTCATGGACGGTAGGAATAACTATGACATGCTTAGTAATCTCCGATTCATTCGGACAGGGAGCGATGATGGAAAAGCCTACGCTGTGTGGTTTGACTAATGCCTAAAGCAGGTGAAGATTACGACATCGTAATCGACGACGGGGCAGCGAGCCCGTCCACGATACAAGGTCTGATCGTTGTCCGTGATGAGAACGGTCAGTTATCCATGATCGAGGATATCCTCCCTCCTGTTCAATCACCGATTCCCCAAGATTCTGTTTCCTATGCAAGCCTTCCACCAGATCAGGAGATTGTCTGGGCGCAACGATCATGGCATAACGGATTCGGGAAAACATATTATGCAGAGAACGATCCCTTCCGCTATCTCGAATCAAAGGGTGTGGACGCACGGTTTGCCAATCGGTTAAACCTTTCTCCCTACGCAGAGCGTGGAGGACCATTGTTTGCTGATCTGGGGCTTGAGGGATGGACGAGTACAAGCCTTCTGCGAAGTTGGGTCGAGTCAGTGGGGAGTGGTGGTTCCATTGCCCGTGAAACAGGAGCGGCAAATATTCACGAAGGTGTCGCATCGGCAAAGATGATTCGTTCGGGGGCCGACGTGTCCATCAGTCAAGAAAACACGGGCGCGACGAAACTTGCCGGGGAAGCCGTGGTCTTTGGGGCATGGGTCAAACAGAGCGCGATAAACGCTGTCCGTATTGTTGTGTCGGATGCTGCTGGGAGTGGATTGAGCAGCACCAATGGGGGGACATCGACAGAGACGGACGAGTGGATCAATATTACAGCCAGCCATACGTTGCACGCTTCGACAACGAAAGTCACGTTCAAGGTCGAGGTGATTGCTGATGCGACTGTCTATGTGGACCAACTGTACCTCACGGTGGGAACAGAGACGGGTGAGAGTCAACGGACTGCGATTGCGAACCTGAACGGGAAAGCATACTTCAACCTTGGCCCGTATGTCTTCCGACAGAATGATGTCCCGGTTACCTTATCAAGTGGTCGGCCTTCATTCCCATCAACAAAAGCAGGTGCAGATGTTACGGATCTTTCTGTCTACGGATCATCCCTGTATGTCGCACTGGGAGATGGAACGGCGTACAGCTATTCAAGCGACCCGGAGGCGACGAGCCCCACATACACCAGTTCAAATCTTGGTGACCCTTTGGAGAGGTCTGATCGTTTTGGTGTTGGGGACAATATGAACGGTGACCTCGCACTCTGGAAGGCCCTCGACACACAGAGGGTAACAACATCTATCTCTCCGACAAACAGTAATGGTGCATACTCGACACCCTATTTCGTGGGGGACAGTGATGGTGTATTCACGCGGATGTATACCTTTGCCGGGACAATCGTTGTTGCGAAGACCAATGGTATCTATATGTATCGATTCGCACGATCAGACACGGAATACGAACGGTTCGTCAACATACTACAGGGAGACCTAACACCACGAGGAACCAGTGTTTCAAATTCCGTTGCGTATTCTGCGGGTGCTGTTTATGGAGACAGCTTGTTTGTTGGAAAGCCCAACTACGGGATGCTGCGGATCTTTTTTGCCGGGTCAGATATCCCATTCTGGGAACCCTTCGGATGGTTGATTGGTGGGGAGAGCAATGCAGATAGCTCGAACTATGTCATGGCAATGTGCTCGGATGGTGAATGGCTCTATGTCTTGCAAAAGGATTCATCGCTGAGTGCAGGAGGGAACGCTCATCTCCTTGCGCTGCGTCAGCAGAGTGACGGGGAAACGGGGATACGCTGGGTTGCCCACCAGATACTGGAGATACCAAACCTTCAAAGCCCTTCGTCCAGTGATGCGCCGAATGCAAACATGTTGATACATGGACGCTCACTTTTGATTATCGGAAGCGCAGCAGATATCAACGATGACAGTGACACGACAAAGTACCAGTCCATTGTACAGGTCGAGCTTCCACAGGATCATGAGAACCCATCATTGCAGAGCACGCCGAAGATGGTCTATAAAGGAACATTTGTCACGAGCTACTGGGATGCGAACTTCCCAGATATCACAAAACAATTTACCAAGGTGACGTTGGAATCTGAATCTCTTTCCTCATCAAATATTGTTGGCGTGGAGTATCAGGTTGATAACGAAACGTCATGGACGAGCGTCGGATCTTTCACGACATCTCCATCGCAAACGATTTCCTTCCCAACACAGACGACGGGTCAGCGTCTTCGACTGCGATTAACTATGGAGACAACAACCCTGCAATCGACGGGACAGCCAGCGACAACTCCCGTGGTTACGTCAATCATTACCCACGCCGTGTGGTCCCCACCGAGATTACGAAGGTGGAGATTTAGTGCGTACGTCGAGGACTCACAGCAATTACGAAACAACACGACATCGAACGAACTGGGTACGGCGATCTCTGCAAACCTCAACACGATGCGCGATCAGGACGCAAACGTCACGCTCTACACCGATGTCGATCCTGCTGGAGTTTCAGCCCGGATCGTGGATAAGGTCGAGAGATATGTTTCGATTGATGTTTCCAACGCAGATGACGAAAACGTACGGAAGATTGTTGATTTAACGCTTCATGAGGTCAAGACTAGCTAGGACGAGGCTCTCAGATCAAAATATGAGCGTTTTATTTCAAAAGCAATAGTAAGAGTCAGGGAAAAGGACCCTTCGCGTGCGAATAATCCCCCATACAGACGAGATGGTACAGAAAGCAGAGGTCATGGCATCCGATTTGGGTGCACTGCGGAATTCCATCACGGGTGGACAGGGAAATATTGCAGGGTATCTTGGCGAGTGTGCTGTTGCTCAGTATATCGATGCGACGATGATCCCCAATGATCGAGACTACGATCTGCTTAAGTCGGGACGAAGGATCGAGATCAAAACAAAGCGCAGAACTGTCCCTCCGAAACTCGACTATGATGTTTCCATTGCGGAGACGAGCACACACCAAAAACCTGATCTGTATATTTTCGTCAGTCTGGAGTTTGGAGGGTGGAGCTTAAGCAGTGAGGGACATCGTGAATACCACGACTTGAAACATGTTTGGCTTTTAGGGAAGAAGGACCCTGATGCGTATTTCAGTGAATCATCTATGATCCTTCAAGGAGATGTGGACGGGAGAAATAATTTTGTTACACATCGGAACATGTACAATCTTACTATCCGAAGACTCGACCCGGTTGAGTTGGGTGAGTCACAGTTAAGAATGGATTTGTAGACAAGGAGACTGGTTATGCCGACAGTGAAAACGAAATCAGGGAAGGTCAAGAAGTTCCCATACACACCCAAGGGAAAGAAGGCGGCGAAAAAAGCGAAGAAGTACTAGGTGATGTGAAAGTGTGACACGTGTCACACTTTCACCGTGTCGCTACCCTTTCGATTCGCATTCCTATTTTCAGGAACCAGTACCAGAGCGTTGACTTGTTCACCCCCAGTTCCTCAACCATTGCAGGGAGACCCATCTCGTTGTAGAGGCGTGGGAGCAGGGTCTCCAACTGTTCTCCGTGTTTCTCCTCGATGTCTAACATCATGCGTGACTTCCGCATGGGAGGGCGTTTGATCTTTTCATCCATCTTCTTCTCCTTTATACTGACCATTCCACCCGCCCATAGGATCGTACTCTCCCGACCTATGTAAGCTAGGTGGATTTCCATCTCAGTGGGGAGTCGAGATGTGGCTTCCCACACTTGTTACAATACCGATGTGTGGTTTCCCTCCTTATGAGCCACACATCGACCCGTCGGACACCTCTCCCGACGGGTCAACCTGAATAACCGTGTCTGCTTCCTCTCCCTGTTCATAGCGTAGTGTGTAGGTGACGTGATTCGCACTGTCGTCTTCGATCACTCGTGCCTCGACAAGGCCATCGATTGCACTCTTCATGCTGGCAAAGAGGTTATCAATGTCTCTCTTCCGTTTGTCCTTGGAAACCCACGTGATAGTGATATGAGCAGGGTCGATGGGTTGCGGTGGGATGCCCTGCTCATGGCAAATCCAGAAGACTTCTTCTTTGAATTCTTTCTTCACCTTGTATGATTTGCTCCAATGCTGACGAGCATTGGGGCTGAGTGTCCGATTAGGCAATCGACCAAGGTGAATGATGAAGCTCACTTCCGTGCGCTTTTTATCACGACATCCTTCAGTTCTAACTTCTTGACTGCCTGATGCCATGCCGCATCTGTAATCGTTCGTCTTGCACAGTCATGACATGCACCGTACACATGGTTCCCGGCTGCGACATCTTTCTGGCAGAGGCTACACTGTATATCTTCGTCTTCCTCTTCGTCCGTGAAGACCTCAAGCAATGTCTTTGGTTTGTCTGGTTCTTTCTGGCTCGTCATGTCTGTCTCCTTTCTGGCGATAATGCGTGACCCGGTGTTTTACCGTTTCCAATCTATAGATTTAACGTTGGTTCTATAGAGGGTTTTGTATGGAAATGTCACGCATCATCATGTGCTACCTACAGTGTCTCCGATACGGTTGTTTCTGTGATCCGATAGATGTTGTCATCGTGTCGTATAATCTCTCGAATCACATCTCCCTCTGGGTTCGCTCTTTCTTTTGCATTAAACTTCGATATCGTCGAGCGAAGGTCTTCGATTGATTTTGTTTTTTCTGTCCTTTTCTTGACCCTCTTGACGAGTTCATCCGGGGTACATCCCCCCTCAAGGACGGATGCAACAATTGCAGCGTTCATTTTCTGAGTGGATTCGGACCCACTCGTGGCGTTGCTGTCATCACGCTTGAGTTCCACGCGACCCGGTAGGAAATCAATGGAGAAACCCATTGGCTTCCCCATCGGAGAGTTGTTCGCTTTTTTGTGCCGTAATGAAAAGGGAATCTGTGTCTGCCCTGCACTACCCTTCGCTGATATCTCAAAGATTTGTCTGCTCTGGTTGGTTTTATAGACAGAGCCGAACAGGATATTATCCTTGTTCACATGGTCGATCAGGAATGCAGTGACCGTGTTTTCACTGTCTCCAATGGAACGCAGTGCTGCGAAAAAGTCGAGGACGGTTTTTGCGTTTTCCGGTTCCCCTCCTACGGCACTTCCCACGGAATCCACCACGACAAGGCCGATGTCTTTTTCCCGGCATTCGCGTGCGATGTCCACGATCTCTTCGTACAGTCCGCGTATGCACCTCTTGTAGAAGAAGGATGGTGCGTCCTCTGGGATACCCAGACCAGCACGAACGAGTTGTGAGCGTTGCTCTATTTCGTTCTGGCTTGTCTCGTAATCCAGATACAGGACATTCATCTGTTCTGCGACATCCATCTGTGATTTCTCGTCACTCATCCCTGCATGAACCAAGGTGGATACCACAACTCCAAGCCAGCTTTTTCCTGATGATCCTTTCCCATATACCATTGTTGGTTGGTTCTTCTGAATGAGACCGTCAATGAGCCACGGCATACGAGGCGCATCTTCTTGCTTTGTCCCAAGTCGAACAACAGGTGACCCCTGATAGTAGAGCCTTTTCACAATGGCAGCGAGTGACTTCAACATTGGCAGCCACGGATAATCTGGATCGTACGAGTCTTTCAAAGACCGAATAAAACTTCCCGTCGGTGGGATATTCTTGAGGTCCAAAGAACTGTGGTCAAACAGGTTCGTTGGATTCCCTTCGCTATCAAGTCTCTTCTTTGTACCAGTATAGAACTCGACATAGGATTCAAGGTACTTGTTGTTGCTGTGAGACGACACTTGGGTCACCTCGGCGTTGACTTCCAACTGGGGCCAGACGGCCTTGTAGTGACCGACATTCCCAACTCCGAATGATGTGACGAGAGGGATGTGGTCTTTCCGTGGTTCTGTCATAACGTCCTCCTGACTCGTTCTTTCGGCTTCCAGCCCTTCGGTGGTTCTGGAAGTCGCGGCTCCGGTGATGGCGGTGGGGCAAGGAAGGGGTCTGCGCGGTGATCGAGGAGTTGTGTCAGAAGACCGATCTGTTTTTCTTGTAACCGCATCTCTTCCTTGTGCTGGCGTTGTTGTTCCTGTCTCTCACGACCCCCTGCATTCTGTTCCCAGTGTTTGTCACAGCAGTTGTTCCCGTAGAGATCGCAGACCTGTGTCTGCACGGACCGACGCCGTTCCATATCGTCATTGTGCATCTGAATGATGTCCATCTGTTCTCCTTTGTTTGGCGAGGTGGGGGAGAAAATGGTAAAGCCCCCACCTCATGTTGTGGTTTATGCAGACTCAGCTTCTGCCATATTTAGCTCGTCTCTAATGATGCTCTTGAGGTCATCATCGAAGTCCTGTTCGAGTATCCATTTGAGGTACTCCTTGTCTTCCGTGTTACGAGCAACGTTGTAGAGGAGCTTACCTTTGTGCTTTCCAAAGTTAAGAGTAAGCCCACCTTCAGCCATCAGGATCTTCCCACCTGCTATTTCGTCACCATTGGAAGCCCCTTCATCATCTGGGAATATTTCCTCCTCCTTCTCGACAGTCTGGGGGAGTTCAGTTGCAGTCTCGATGACTTCCGTTTCGGGTATGGTGACTTCCGTTTCAGGTAAGACAGGATTTAGTGGAGCAGGTGGTTCCTTTGTCACGGATTCCGTCTCGACAATCGTGGCTTCCCCAACCTCTTGCTTCTTTTGTATGTCCTTGATTAGGTCCCTGTTGGGGTGCGCCTGATCCATCTCGGACTCGTCATAGACCTTACTAAAAACTTCGGGAAATGCTTCGCGTAAGACGTGTACGATAGCAACTTTTCGGATCATGGTTTTCTGGAGTGTATTCCATGTCCCGCGTCCCTTGTCGTACTCGTCCAGTGCCACCTTGTCCTCGAATGGAACGGACATATCTTTGAGGTGTGCCCGTGCCCATCCACCCACGAGCTTGTCGTTCCCCAGCATGAAAGATCCAACCAGTTCCTCGACCTTCCCTTCTCGGATAACAATGATCCCTGCTTCCAGTCCTTTGAATTGTGGGTGCGCCCGCGCCCGTTTCACGAATGCGTCCTTGCTCGTGATGATCTGCATCTTATCCTTCGCAGAATACTTAATCCCGTAGACCTCTTGGGTAAAAGGATTGAGCCCACTCTGCTGACAGATTGCAAGGAACATCCGAACCTCGTCATCGGTGGGCGGATGCGTCATGTTTGCTGTGAGGAATTTCTTAATGGAACCCCAGTTGAGGTCCCCCTGATCCATTGGAACGATATCCTTCTCATTATTCTGCGCTGCCATCTGCTAACCTCCTGTGTTTTAGACGTGCTTTTTTATTTGCTTCTCTCGACTTCTCCCTGTGGTATTCGCAAAGCGTTTTTCCACTCAGCGAAACTCGCGTGCAGTATGGCCTCCCACAAAGGCCATTTGCGAGTTGGTATTCGCGTCTCCTTTTCTTTAACTTCCTTTCCTTATTTCGCATGGTTTCCCGTGCTGCTATGACCCTGTGTTTAGTGCAGTATATCTTCCGCGGGGCCACTATTTTAGCACAGTGGTTATACCTACACAATCTTTCGCGGGACTTTCTATGCTCTGAACAATGGACGAGATTACCAACGGGTAATCTGTTGCATCCCCCATAGATACACAGTCCAAGTGACTTCTTTTTTTCTCGATATCTTTGCTTCCACATTGTCTGTTGTGTTGTGGTTGGCACGAATGTTCTTTCTCCTCTCTAATGAATTCTTCTCCGGCACTCCCTTCTCTTTTTTATCTCTCTGGTCCCTTGTTACCTCAAGTCTCATGGATCTCTCACCGTGATTGTTACCTCGTCACCATTGGATCTCTCACCTTGCATGTCACCTCTTTCGCCGTGGATCTCTCAAACGTCCTGTTACCTCGTCATATGTGGATCTCTCACCGTGATTGTTACCTCTGCTGGGGTGGATCTCTCGTACTTATTGTTACCTCTTCGAGGTTGGATCTCTCCCTTTATCTGTTACCTCTTCGCCAGTGGATCTCTCTACCCTTGTGTTACCTCTCTCCAACTGGATCTCTCACCCAACTTGTTACCTCATCAACTGCGGATCTCTCTCCTCACGTGTTACCTCGTTCCGCTTGGATCTCTCATATCTTCTGTTACCTCTTTCACCTTGGATCTCTCATCGGCTCTGTTACCTCTCTATCCAGTGGATCTCTCTAGTCACGTGTTACCTCTTCACTGATGGATCTCTCAAACCCCGTGTTACCTCTTCACTTGTGGATCTCTCATCCGACTTGTTACCTCGTGTATATTGGATCTCTCCTCTGATTTGTTACCGCGGGGCCATTGGATCTCTCACCGTCCCTGTTACCTCTCTCAATCTGGATCTCTCATCACCTATGTTCCCTCACAAATCATGGATCTCTCTGGTTTCCTGTTACCTCGTCATATATGGATCTCTCGCCCTGATTGTTACCTTAACAGCGATGGATCTCTCAACTTCTGTGTTACCTCACAACACTTGGATCTCTCACCTAACATGTTACCTCGCACAGTCTGGATCTCTCACCGTTCCTGTTACCTCGCTTTCGTTGGATCTCTCCCGCTTCCTGTTACCTCTTCTCCTAATGGATCTCTCCTATCTTCTGTTACCTCTCTGCCTTTGGATCTCTCACCGGAACTGTTACCTCTTCTTGAATGGATCTCTCGCAGGCTCTGTTACCTCTGATATCGTGGATCTCTCTTCGGCATTGTTACCTCTGCTGGGATGGATCTCTCCTCGTGTCTGTTACCTCTTGTAAGTTGGATCTCTCCACTTCCGTGTTACCTCAAAGGTTGTGGATCTCTCATCGGCTCTGTTACCTCAGCAATTTTGGATCTCTCCGATATCCTGTTACCTCGTGTATCGTGGATCTCTCATGGCTGTTGTTACCTCTGAGTTTTTGGATCTCTCCAATCATTTGTTACCTCTATATATCTGGATCTCTCTACTCACGTGTTACCTCTTCCCTGATGGATCTCTCGTCTGCTTTGTTACCTCTTATCGAATGGATCTCTCGGTTGTTAAATCATGTCGAGGTTTGGTGGGGCAATGTACTTGGTGTGTCCCCCATGCTCGATCACCCACGGTCGGGGTGGCTGCTGTCCCTCGTTGGCGATACGATACCCCACCTCCCAGTAGTGGGACAAGAACATCTTGACTGCCCACCGTCGTGAACGGCTCGTGATCTCCGCATCCGGCAGTCTCCCCTTCTCATAGGCGGACTTCGCCTTCGTTGCTTTCTTGAATTTTCCACTGGCAATCTTATCACCAGCCAGCTTTTCGTTGCCCCCAGCCTCATTGTTCTCGATCTCCCAGAGCTTTCTCTCTGCATACTTCTGACCGTAGAATGCTTTGTCATTCCCCGATACCTTGATGAAGCTCTCGCCCATGATCCAGCACAACCTCTTCAGGTTGGCGTTGAATGGCCTGCGTGATGCAGCCTTGATGACATCATCGCGTGTGATCTCATCACTCACCGTCTTCCTGTTGTTGCGCTCGGCTTCCTCTTCCATGTGGGCTCGGATCAGTTCACGCAGGTTGGATGGTGACCTGTTCAGGCGATCCGCAATGAGATCCAGATCGTCGTCGTCCGGGTCACGCTGTGTTCCCAAGACATCCGTTACGATATCTCGTGTCCCGTCCTTGCCGAGCCACTGCATACTGGGGTCGAGTCCGGCGAAGCGGAAGATCGCACCCGGTGTCCGTGCTTTGTCGAGATCTATGTGTGCCAGTAACCCCGATGCGATGACGGGACCGATCCCGGTGTTACTCTTTGCCCACTCACCGATCTTGGATGAGCTACTGTAACTGTCCAAGACCTTGCGGACTTGGTTCTCCAGTTCTCGAAAGTTATGGGATGACCATTCGAGTATAGACGTTGGCTCATCCAGTGCCTTTGAGCTTCTGATCTGGTTGTCTGCCCGGACACGGTTCGACTGCATGATGTAGTAATCCTTGACGAGAAGCCGTGCTTCCTTCGGGTGCATGGTTGTGGCAGCCTCGCGAATCTGTGCGTCGAGTGGACGCTGGAAATCCGGCTGGCATGTGGGACACTGAAGGTGCCCCCCACAGGTTGTACAAATTGTTGTGACGATAAAATTTTCTTCCATGAAACATCTCCTTATGAAAGTGTGACACGCGTCACACTTTATAAACTACTGACTATTCCGACGATAGCGATGGCGATCAAGAGTTCCATCTCAACCTACCTTTTCTGTCTCTTCAAAAGTCTCGATAATTGCATTACCAACGACAAAAGTATTCATGATGTAACTGGCTCCATGATTCACTGGCAACTTCAACCTCAACCCATCCTCGTTACACCACAGGGTTCCAACACCCTTGACCTTAAGACGCTCAACGTATCCACCAACAATCTTTTGGATGTCGTCAATATCCATCTTGGCGACCGTGGTTGGCAACCTCTCCACCGTCCAATCAACCCTGACGATATCTGCAACCTTTTTCCTAGACATATCTACCTCCTTTCTATGGTTTCGGTGGGCCGAGGAAGTAATCTTCCTCTTCCCGTGCGGACATTTGTTCATCGGGTACGTCGCTTCCATTGACATGAGGTTCTCTCACCAATCCACCAGATGACGCATCGGGATGCGCCTTATTGGCTTCCTCTAGACTAGGATAATCGGATATGTACCTTTTCTTTTCTCGACCTTTGAGTATTCCAGATTCCCACGTGCTCCACTCGTATACTTCCCAATAGCCAGATTCATCATATTGAGTGGAGTACTCAATCGTTTTGTATGTCATTTGTTTTCCTCCTGTTCTTCTTTGTTCACATACCGCATATGTTCCTCACAGGAGAAGCTGAACGCCTCGCCACATGCACCGCAGAATCCGACTGGTGGCCCATTAGGTGATTCCATAAGATCGGTTCCGCTAACTGCCTGAGCGGTACAGCATCCGCTCAGCCAGATACATTCATGCTCATCTGTCATCGACTCCCCCTCTCTAATCGACTGACGGTCGATTGTAGCTGGCGTATCACTGATTGCATGTGACTGTTGTCCGACTTCAGGGTTCTGACTTGTTGTTGGAGATCGCGTATGTCTTGCTGTAGCTCATAACGTAGGTCCTCTATGTCTCTCTCTGTCGTCATGACTTCACCCCTCTTGTTTTATAACCTATTTTCCTTAGACTCTCCGTTGGTTGCATTTCATGGGGTTTATAAGACCCCCCAATGCAATGCAACCTTCCATCGGGTGGTGTCTCCATCATGTTCAACTGCCCCCGGATATATCCGAGTCGGTAGAATACGACTGGCATTATCACGGACAAGATGAAGACGCATACGATCAATGTGATCTCTGGCATTACGCATCCACCTCTTCGTGTTCATCTTCCCAAGAAGAATCCCCACCGATCCCTATGTAGATATCCTTAGAGTTTTCTACCCAACCCTTTTTGCGAGTCAGATGAAGCCCTTTCCGAGTAGACCCAGCATCACTGGGATCACGGACGAGCCTCTCTTGCAGGAACCTGCCCAGCCTGTCGGCTGCTTCCAAAAGGATGCGAGAGTTTTCTTCCTTGATCGCGTCCGTATCCGTTCCTGTTCCCTCCAGCGACAGATTGACGCACATATATTTTTTTGTGACGATCTTCCGTGTGGGTGGTCCATCACTGAATGCTTTCATGATCTCTTTTGTGGTGGGTTCGCGACCAAATTCTTCTGCGAGGTTTTCCTTGATTAATCCAAGGACATAATCGTTTGGTTCGTGGCTCATGTCTGTTTTCCCTTTCTAAAAATCTACGTCGTCCGATTGTGTTGGCTCTGGCTGCTTCGGGTAGTCTTTCTCCCGGAGTGCTTCCGTCAGTGCAGTTGATGCTTCCTTCAACGCTGCTATGTGCATAGCAAATCGTGGACCGATGTGGACTGGCACTCCACTAACGACTTCTTCAAGCGCCGTGATGCGTCGCTCGATTTCCTGATCCTTAACCTTCTTTTCCTCTTCCTTGTGGAATGGGAGCATGTCGACATACTCCCATTCCAACCGTTCAGGGTTCCACTGCTGGAATGCCTGTGCCAGTCGTGACATCTTACTCATTGTGTGTCTCCCCTAGAAACATATTCCAACTTACGAGTAGCTCTGTTGCCCTTTTCTATTTTCCATTGAGGAGAATCAATGCTCTTGGTAATCACTGTGTCGCATTGTTTACAGAAGAGAACGATGAGATGAAACGTGACGCTGTTAGGTTTGTTTCTGCGAATCTGTTGCTCAACAAGAGATCGTAAACGATATGTGTCTAGCACCTCATTATTCATGATCTCTTCTCTTAGTCGTGAATGATGACCGGCAGCAGATTCTTTGCCATCGACAGTCACTTCTTCTTTACGCCAATCCAATTCGTGACCATAATGATCTGAGAGTAACTTGATCCTCGACTGTACGTACGGTTGACTCTGCCACTTACTGCTATTATCTCGAATTTTTTGAATATCTGATTCAGATCGTGTTCGCTTCTTGGTACGGGTTCCCATATGTCTGTTCCTTCCACTACTCTGAGAAAGTGTGACACGTGTCACACTTTCTACTCTTCTTCATTTTCTTCTGCGAGTCGCATGGAGACAATCTTTGTTTCTGTCTTTTCCTCACCACAGTCAATACATCTCCAAGTCTGGACGTTCTGCTTGATTGTGATTGCATGATCGTGGATTGTATCCTTGCTACCACTTACCCATTCCCAATCATGTTCTTCTTCAACAACGCACCTCGCTTCCTATGTCCACGAAATTTTTCCCATCTCTATTGAGGATATCACCTACCGTAATGGCTGTCAAATTGGGGAGTGTAATTCTGTCATGACTTAATCGCAGATCGCGTATCTCCGTAATCCCAGATGTTATACACTTCGCAGGCTTCACCGCATCCCGATTCGGAACACTGTTCCTTAAAAACCTTTTCAACGTCTTCCCTGCTTTCAGCTTCAACCTCAACCTTAAATGTTCCGTCGATTTCCTCGCCATGATATTCCCTCACGCTATACACCTGTACCCAGAACTTCATCTTTGATCTCCCTTCCACTGTGCGACTGCTTCCTTCGTTGATGCTGCATCACCTGAGTCGTACCAGCTACCCTTCGGCGCGTTCCACCAGACATATCGTGCGATGTTTGCAAGGTACATCTTATTCGTGGCATCGGCCCTCTGACTTGCTTTGAACAAGTCACCTTCCAGAACTGCCATCAGAAAATCTCCGGGGTTGATGCCGTGGTCAAACCACTTGTCGAGAACATCTTCAACCATATCCGGTATGACTCCCTTCACGATATCTTCGCGAGTGATCTTGTCTGGTCCTCTTTCTGTCGTCATGCGTCCACCTCACTTTCCTGACTTGTTTCTTTACAACAAGAACATGCATCATCGTACATACCAATTATGTTGTCGTAACACATCTCGTGTTCTGCATCATCGCAATAACACTTCCGTGTATCTGCCATGTCTCCCGTCATGACTTCACCTCTTTCCACTGGTACTGGCAACCCGCCTGCGAGTATCTTGTTTGCGTACTCCCCAAATCCAGATGTCTGATCCCAGTCATCCTCCACACACCACGCCCAGATTGATGTTGGTAGGTAGTGTCTATGGATCACGTCACGTGGCACGACTCCACCCAACTCAAGTATGAGACGGATATATACTGCAAGTTGTGGGTGAGCAGCACTGAATGTTGTGTAATCCCATGATCCTTTATGGCGTGACATAATCTTTTGGTACAATCGCGCCTGATCTCGCGGGCTCATCTCTTGTATCACGTGTCCTTCACGGTAGGTGATATTTTCAGTCATTTTTTTCCCATCTTTCTATTGCGAGTGTGACTGTCTCCTCTATACAATTTCTGTTATTTTGTACGTTTCGCTACCTGAGTCGAGGTCCATATTTTGATCATTGATTATCTGAAATTTTGCAACCTCAATTGCTTCTTCTTTTAATTCCTTCATGCTATGTGATTTGTCTATGTGTACCTTGGTCACTAATTTTTGTATCCGCGTCACCGTTACGATCATGCCTGTCTCCTTGTTGGGGGGCCGTGTGGCCCCCGATCTGCTTGGCTGCTTCTAGTCGAGTCGTGACCGTGATGATGCGTTGACTCCATGCTCTCGCAATACGGCAGTGTATGCCTTGGCATGTTGACTCTTGCGATCCAGTGATTGACCGTGGTCGTGAACCCAGATATCAATCCCACCCTCATACGACTTGCCCCCGATGCCGAGCTTGACGGCTTGCCGTGCAATGGAGCTATTACCGGGTCGGATGTTGATCCATGCAAATCCACACGGCCCTTCGGGAACCTCGTATGTTTTCTTGCTGTAGTCGAGTTCGTTTCCTAGAAACGTGGTCGGGGTCCCGACTACCATTGGCGTTGGTGTTGCTGCCCGACCTGCATCCAGTCCAGCCTTTAAGGCCATAGCGAACAGTGCCTTCGCCTGTCGTGTTGTGAACGACCGGGACGTCGTTTTCTGCGCGTCCTTTTGTCCAAGGCAGCACTTCGCAAGGTGATGCTGTTTTAGACCATGCTCTAAGTAAGGTTCGTACGTTCTGGATGTTCTTCCAGAACGCTTGGCATTTTTCCCTGTCTTGCATTCCAATGCATGCCACGTAATGCGTCTTCCACCATCACCTGATACGACGCGATACTTGAATTCGGAATCTGGTTTTTTGCTCGTCATGCCTGTCTCCTTATTGGGGGCCGTGTGGCCCCCTGCTACGTGTTGTGTTATTTGGTCGCTGCTGATTCCTGTCGTGCATTCCACCATTTGACAATGGAATCTTTAATAATCATGTGACGTCTAGCATCGTCCTCAATTCCATTATCTCGAAGCACGCGGTTTGCATCACACTGAAAGCATCTGGCTACGTGTATGGCTAGCCGTTGGTGCGTTCTGGATACATGAACACCTAGTACGTCGTCGAGTGTCATTGAATATTTCTGAAATGGAGGCAGACCCATCAATAACGCGTGATCTTTGTTCAATGCTTCGGTATTCTCACTCTCCAACCATTCCTGCATAGAGTCGTTCCTTTTCCTGATCCTTTCGTTATCCTTGCAATTTTCAACTCGCTTGCCGTGGCTGCATGTACCTTCCATGTACGTTGTCCTTTTCTCTTCTGGAAAGTGTGACACGTGTCACACTTTCCGTTGCTGCTTTTCTATTCTTCATTCCGTGAAAAGTTCCCATTATCAAATGCGAGCACCCATACATAACCGTGTTCCGTTTCCCCGCCGACTAATTTATATGCGTAGGTGAAAACTTTCGATCCGAGAATCTCCGCAACTTTCCTGTGATTGTCTGTTGCGTTCAATTCGTAGTCATACTGTATTGTGATTGTTTCTCTGTGTCCGTCCGACGGCCTCCCAATCGCTACACGGGCCTTGATACGTGATCCCCTGTAGTCTGTCGGCCCAAGATATTTTGTTTCTATAACTGCACTCATTGTGTCTCCTTTTCTTTTGTGGAAACTGTGGCACGTGCCACAGTTTCCGTTGCTGCTTTTCTTTTTCCGCTTTACGCACGTGGTTTGTGCGCCCAATGTCCTTTTGGTGGATCAATCCAACTGTCCCCTGCTCGTTCTATTTCCAGACTGTTTCCATGGAATGGTAGTACGTCTCCGTTTGGACGGCGTGCGTACCATTGAAAGTCTTTTTGGTATACCTGAAAACCGAGCCCGAAATGCTCTGACGCCTCATTCATTCTCCGTTTCGTTGTGGGCGTAAAGTATCCGCCCGTATCTAGCCTGACTGAATCGTAGCTAACCGTTACAATATCTGTCGCCCAATAGCGAACGGTTATATCTGACCCGTCACGTGTTACGCGTGTCTTATGTGTTCCTATCATGTCTCATTCTCCTTTTCTTTTGGGAAAGTGTGACACGTGTCACACTTTCCGTTTTTGTTGGCTGTGTTACCCGTTCTTTTGTTGCACCGTAGAGAGACAGTTGGGATTGCAAAATAGGTTGATTGCTTCTCTGTAATGGCGGCTCTGTTCTGCACTGATCGCCCGCAATATGTCCTCCTTTCCTGCTGTGCTTTTTCGCATCACCTGCACCCCGGAATCTGTGTAGGTATCCATGTCTGCTCCTTTTCTCTGCTCCAACTTTTTGGCTATCGCCGACGTTGTACGTTTCAACCGTGAGCCACACAGTCTCATCAGGGCGAATTGTGGGAGCGGGGGAAAGTGTGGCACGTGTCACACTTTCCCTCTCCGTTATTTTTTAATCTTCCTCAATGATTGCGTCATAGTCTGCAATCTGTGCATACTCTGCAATTTCGCGATTGAGTGTGTCTCTGTCGTGCCACAACGTATCGTCTAGCGCCGTCAGTTGGTCCATAATGATATCGTCTTCCATTTTCGTATCCTTCTATGCACACAGCGTCCATATGTCGCGCCGTGTTGATTGAGGGAAAGTGTGGCACGTGTCACACTTTCCCCTTTTTTGTTGTTATTTGACTTGGTACGCTTCGCCGTGCTCGCCGCATAGGATGTCTAAGTCTTGTTTGTATGATGTGACCATGCCACAATTGTCGTTTTTCTCGCTATCCGACGGACAAACCCAGTTGAGCCGGTTGTTTATTTGGCGGCGGGGTTTTTTCTGATTGCTTGCGATAACACCTTGGAACTTGTCAAAAACCTTTGAATTGATCGCCACATTCGCTTTGATTTTCTTCTTGATGTCGTCGGTTATTTTGCAGTCGCCTATTTTTTCCGCGGCTCTTTTGTCTTCTTTGGTCTTCCCCTTTGGAAGTGCAAGTCCAAGTGTTTGGGCGGCGGCGGCAAATTTCGCGTTATGTTGTCCAGACTTCGCCGTGTCTTTGACATCTAAAGCGAAGTTGAGCACGTGAGCCAATTCGTGGATTACTGTCTCTATGACGTCCCAGTAGCTCATAGCGAACGCATCGCCTGAAATCCCTATCTGGACGATATCAAAGGAGTCCCTGTATTGTGGGTCAGTCGTGTCCTCCACAGTCGTTGAGCCCTTCCGCATTCCCTTTGGTGGTGTTCCTGCTTTTTTCGTCCACCCAATAATGCGGGCCTCCCCGTGTCGTTTTTGCACGCCGTCTTTTGTTCTACGGTGCTTCGGCTCAAGTATGGTCAATGCGACTTTCACACCGTCTAGTCCACCGTTGAGCCTAGATAGAAATTCAATGACTGATTCCATCTCTTTAATCATTGGTGTCAGGCTCTGTACTTCTATACCTGTACCCGTCCACGTTTTGACATCCGGGTATGTCTTAATCTCTGGTAGCGAATTTGTCGCCTTTGTGATGTTCCCTGAACTTTTGGTTTTGCGTCTTTTAGTCTGTGTTCTTGTGGGTACCTTCGTCGCATTCAATACCGCGTCCATGTTTCGCCTGCTTTCCGTTTCCAACTGCTGCGTTTCTCCGTTCTCATTTCCTACCATCAAAAACCCTTCCATGTCTCCCACTTTCTATGTCGCCGCACCCTTAAAATTTTGTGCACCACGGCGGCGACTTCCAAAGGAGCATATACCCTACCGTGCATGGTGTCAAGTATGTGGGGTGATATCCGGGTTTTGATAGTGTGGCACGTGTCACACTATTTACACTACGCGACACACTACGCGGCGGCGGGTAGTTTGTATAGGATAGGCGAGGGTGGTGATATGTAGGTATAAAAAGGGGTTGATATATTCTCCCCCCAGAGGACATACAAAAAATGGGGGATTTTGGGGTGGTGATTTTGGGGTTTTTGGGGTGGTGATTTATTAATAAATATCACCCTCGTGATGTCCTGAAAACACGCACCCGCGCGAGCCAATTTTTGGGGTGCCGAACGGGTGATTTTTGGGTACGATTTGGGGGATGTCCGAAAGCTAACCGAAGCGTACTAATTTACGCTTCGATTTGCGTATAAAAAATATACTCCCAAATCCAACCGAAGCACAAACAGGGCCGGTCGGCCCTTGCCGATACTGTATGTACTATGAGGTAGCGAACGCGCTAACTACGTTATGAAAGATTTGTGTGTCGGATCACACCCCTTTGTGTTAATCGCCTATGCATGTCTTGGCGGGAGATAGGAAGGGATGTGATCCTAGGAGGTTTACCAGATGCGTCACAACTGGTAGGAGTCGAGTATACCAGAAGTTGCAATGCAATGTTTCATTGTACTGTTGCAACACGTGAAATGTTGCATCCACATTGCAACCGTGTATTCATATATATATATATATATGAAACATGGGGGGAGAGTGTGAGAGGGGGGAATCGTTTGACGGTATGTGATAGGATAGGACGCGGAAGGAAGAGAGGTGGTGGGGAATGAACTGGATATCAAAGATTCGACCTCAGATCTTTATTGCGATTATTGTGCTGGGTGGGCTCAGCGTGATTGGCATCATGAATGAAGCCGTTGAGATTGCAGCCGGGGCGAGTAGTGGGATCATTGCTCTGGGAATGAAGGTCTTGGAAAGCGAGTAACGTATGTGGCAACGGGGTCTGCGGATCGGGATCGGTGGGACCACTGAGCTTGTCTGGGGAATCCGTTTTCTGTGTTTGGCGCTTCTTGCACCGTTTCGCTTCCTTGTTTTTCTTGGTCATGTGATCTGGGGGACACCCCGAAACATCTATTTGAAGAGTGTCCGATTCCGTGACTGGCTCCTTGCAAAGGTTGCCTATTTACAGGAAGAATCCGAGAAGTGGCGACGGATCTTCCAAATCCTGAAGAGTCCCTACAGCGTCTTACGTGCGATGGGATTCAGTCCACAGATGGCAGGAACGATGCTTTTCGCCAGTACAGCCGTGACATCCAGTGTTGTTGTCAATGAAGTGCTGGAAGGAAAGAGCTTTTCCGCGGGCGATGCGGGCATCTACACTGCTCCGTCCGATACGCCCATCGAGTGGTCCGATCAGGACAACACGCTCAGGATCGACCTCGGTTCTGTCCCCGTGGGAGAAATTTCCATCAGTGATGTGACCGTCGGAACCGCCTACACGGGGTCAGCCCTTCCCAGTGGAGAGACAAATGTCATCGTCATTGGGGGTCTTCCTGCAACCAGCGATCCCGTCTTCGCCGAAACCTATCTCGAAGTCGGACATCTCATCGTCGACCGCTGGCGGTGTACGAAATTCTCCGTCAGTAACGTCGAGGCACATACGCTCAACGTCAAGTACAACGCCTCAGACGGACAGAGCATCGCTCCCATACCGGGAACACCACGCGCACGAGGCATTGGTGGGGGAAACCGCGCAGATAAGATGGAAACCAAAGGAGGACTCTACGACCAGATTAAAATTACCGCCCCAAATTCCGGGGTTAATGGAAAGGTCGATGTCCTCTATCTCAGTAACCTCTATACAAAAGGCGGACCCTGTGTTCTCAGCAGGATAAAGGCGGGCATACTTGACATAACATATCTAGAGGTTGGAAATGGAGACGGCTTTGCTGCCAAGGATTTTGAGATTACAGGAACAACCACCTATAAGACGTTCAGTAACGTCGATAACGTGGAAGTATCCATCTCACCACCATCGTAGGGAGAAAAAGTATGACACCATTCTGGAACTGGATGCAGAAGCAAATCGATCTTCTCATCCCCAAAACACGATCTGAAGGCTACTGCCTGCGCTGCCGAGCAAGCAAACTCTTTACCGTTGTCGAAGATAAGATTCTCAAGAACGGACGCCGTGCATTACAGGGAATGTGCCCCGACTGCGGGACGAAAATATCGAAACTGGTTGCGATTTAAAGGACAGAGAAAACAAAAAGACCGCCGCATGGAAGGGACGGCGATCTTTTCGTAAAGAAAAACAGACAACCCGATCCTACCATACGGAGAAAAAGATGCCAAGACCAAAGAGAAAAGTCGTTCCCGCAGCAGACCTGATAGAAATTCAGGAATCCATACAAAAAGAAACTGTCCTCGACGAGATAGCCGGCCTCCCCGGATGGGATAGCTTCTCGGAACTTGAACGAACATTCCTTCTCTGCCGACTCCAGACATCAAGTAGCAAGGAAGCCTACCGTATGGCACGGACATTACGCCATATGGAAGAGGTGTCCGACGAGACATTGGAGAAATGGGCAGGAGATCAACGCAGGCATACCGATGGATTCCCCGAAGCACTCAAAAATATTATCGAAAAACCTGATGAGTGGCGCGAAAAAGCCCTTGCCAGTATGTCAACCGATATCTTGGTCGAAGCACTGGTCAACCACCAGTCACTCATCAACCACGCGAAATCAGAAACCGTACGGATGCAGGCCATTGACAAGGCCTATCAACTGCACGGACTCTACGAACGGAGCCGACAGGCAGCCATTACCGCAACGGCTCCCCCACCCGTCCAGATCAATATCACACTCTGGGATAGCTACAAGGATAAGGACGGAGAAGTCCACAAGATCGTCGATGGAGAAGCAAGGACCATCGAGGAGACGACCGTACGATGACGACCGATACCACGACAGAATCCGTTGACCTATCCGATTTCTTTACCCCGCACTGGGCACAGGAAGAAATCCTCTCCGAGCCGTCCAAAAGGATCGTGCTCGAATGCGGACGACGCTTCGGAAAAGGACGTGTCACCGTCTTCAAAGTCATCCAGTGGCTGAACGAAATCTCCAAGACACCTGCACCGATCTCCCTCGTTCCACCTCTCCATGTCTGGATTCTCGCGCCCTCGTATCCACAGTCGAATCAGGCATGGCTCGAAATGCTCAGCTACTTCCCACAACCCCTCATCCGACAGGTCATCGAAGATGAACACAAAATCTGGCTCAACGGATGGAACGCACGACCCGAAGGGGGGCTGATCGAGTTTAAATCCGCAGAACGACCCGACTCCCTTCAGACAGCCGGGCTCGATGTGCTCTGGGTCACAGAAGCACAGGATATCCCCGAATCAGCATGGAGCAAGGCACGCGGCACACTTACCTCCCCCGACAGGGATGGCTATCTCATGGTCGAAGGAATACCGCCCACGTACGAAGATCACTGGTTTCACCGCCTCTGGGATATTGGTAACGGTGACTCCGATATCTACAAGGCGTTCCGCTATACCACCTTCGACAATCCCTATCTCACGACAGAACAACTCGAAGAGATCGAGGAAGCAAAGAACGAATTACTCGATGAAACATGGCGCAGGATGTACCTCGCCGAAATCGGCGTTGTCGCAGAACGCGCCTTCGGACGACTCGACGATATCATCACACCCAGCCAGAACTGGCTCGACGCACCCGAAGAGGGACACTTCTATGTCGCCGGGATCGACTTTGCCCGGAAAGTGGACGCAACCGTTGTCGTCACGATGGATGGATGCCATCGCAAGGCTGTCCACTATGATTATATGAAAGGCGTGGACTGGGATGACCAACTTGAAAGAATTGAAGAGATCTACAAGACATGGCATCATCAGCGTCTCTTCGCTGATGCAACAGGACTGGGTGACGTTCCCACGCAGCAACTGCGGAGACGGGGATTACCACTCGTGGATGTGGTCATCACGGGTGGTCGAGGAAGTTCGCCCGACTCCCGTCAGGCAATTGTTACAAGTTTACAGATTGCTGTCGAGAAAAAAACGATTCGGCTTCCGTATGAAACGACAATGGTTCGTGAAATGCGCGGACTGCGACCTGTTAAATTACCCTCCGGCACTGTAAGATACGAAGCACCGCCGGGTGGACACGACGACTGGCCCTTTGCCATCGCTCTGGCCCTCCGGGGATGCGTCCGACCAGAAATGACGGAGGATACATGGGAAGACTTCCAGCCAATCCACTACGCACCAACATCCGCAGAGATTATGGTTGACCAAAAAGCAGGTGCTTCTGCCGGACCACGGACATTACAACGAAAACGTGCACGCTGGGAGCGCAAAATAGAAGACTATCAGGAACAGGGGATTGACGTATGACGACGCAAGAGACAAACACGAACTCCCTTGATGAATCACGCTGGGTCGAAGTTCTGGAAGAAGAGGTCAATGCACCCAGTCTCCAGCAGCTTCTCGACCTCAAGGCCAATGCAGAACAACGCCAGTTCGATCATTTTAAACAACAGTGCGAGACGGAAGACATCTTCTACGAAGGAACATTTGACGTGTCCACAGCAGAAGGTGGTGTCCAGATCAAGACACCGAAGGGACATGCACTGATCGAGGATGCAACCAATCACGTCGATGTCTCCAATCTCAATATTACCGTGCCCCCACGCGGTGCACGCGGTCAGGCCAATGCAGAAATCCTGACCAAGTTCTATATCGGTGCATGGAACCGTGCACGACAGGAACAACCCGTTCTCAAGATGGCGGTCAAGCACGCGTTCCGCTACGGACTCGGCGTCATGAAGATTATGTTCGACCCTGATCTCTGGCCCCGTGGCGATGTCCCCGAAGAAGATGATCCCGGCTATGTCGATGCCATCAAGGATCTCTTCGAGACACGCGATATCTCCTTTCCCTATCAGGTCCGTACGGTGAATCCAAAGAATATTATCTGGGATACATCCACCACCGACCGAAAACGCTGGGGCATCGAGAAGTATATGATGCCCGTCGAACAGGTTGTTGCCCTCTACGGAAAAGAATGGGAAAAGACCGCAGCGAATCTCAACGGAGAAATCGAGTTCTGGGAATACTGGGACGAGGAATGGGTCGCCTATATCGCCGATGACCGCTGGGCTATGCGCCCCCGACGGCATGGATATGGACGCATTCCCTACGTTTTCGCCGATGCGGGACTGGGGAAAGACCTCATCTCCACCAATCCATCGGAACGCTATCGCGGTCTGCTCTACTATATTCACGAACTCCTGATCGAACACGCACGCCTACTCTCGCAGTGGGATACACTGATCCGCTACAATGCGTGGCCTACCATTGATTTTGTGGGCCCAGAAGAAATTGTGCGTCGGGTGACCAATCAGTACTCGATTGAACCGGGAGCAAAGAACTGGATCGACGAAAGTGTGAAACGAGAACCGTTCCAGCCTCCACAAACCCCGGCAGAAGTGCAGGTGATGATCGAGAGAATCGAGTCCATGATCGAGGAAGATACGGTCCCGCGTGTCGTTCGTGGTATGGATTCAGGGGCAACATCGGGATTCGATACATCAGTCCGTGCTGGGATGGCACGACTCAAGTTTGGCTCGATTGCCGATGGCGTTGCCATGATGATCCAGTCCGCAAACGAACTCTATGCACGGATACTGGAGAACGTGATTCGACATCCGATCCGTGTCTGGGCACAGACCGAAGTGCACCAGTTCGATCAGCGGGTCAAGCCAGACGACGTGAAGGGGCACTATGTCACGATTGTGCGTCTGGAAGCCGCAAGCCCAGAGGATCAGCAGAACCGGGCGATGCTCGGTATGCGTCTCTGGAACGGAGGACAGGGACTGATATCCCGGTCACTCGCGGCGAAAAAATATCTTGGTATCCAAAATCCACTGGAGGACGATCAGCAGCGTATGGCAGAGATTCTGTTACAGCAACTCTTACCACAGATCGCGCCGATTGCCCTCGACAGGATTGGATTACTCCCACAATTGCAGCAAGCACTCGGAGCAGGTGCACAGGAGGGGACGCCTCCACCGGGTGGTGTGGGGAACAGGTTCCTCGGTGGCGCGACGAGTACGGCTCCGCGCCCCGATGAACTGCAACGGACAGGACAGGGACAGGCAACACGAACAGGAGAGCCCAATCAGGGGATGTTCCCGCGATCACCAGAAGAGGTTGATCGGCTGGGCGGCCTGATGGGTGGCGCAGGTGGCGCACCGCAGCCAACAATGGGTGGAGAGCAGGTGACATAATGGCAGACAACAGGGGAACAATTGAGAGCATCCTCAGTCGTGTGAGTGAGCAGACGCAGGAGCTTCTGAAGAATTTTGAACAACCAGAGAAGCCGAAACCACAACCAGAGAAAAAAGCAATTCGATTAGAAGATATATTACCGAGGTTCTAATATGCCAAACGTACCGGGATATCGATCAGAGGATAAGTACCCTTGGGGGGCCCAAGGCGAGTGGGACGAATTTGAAGCAGAGGAAGAAGGGGGGAAAGGGGATCCCACTTCTCGGTTTTATCAGCCTCTTACGCCGGGAGCGGAAGACAGATCTCTTCCGCTTGATGAAGCAGCGGGGGGATTTATTACTCCCGCAATGAATACAAATATGGACGTTGATACACGGGGAGATCAAGTATTAACTAGTCTTACAAAAGCATATGGATTTCAATCTCCCAAGAATCAAATTGGGCCAAACTTTGGCTCAAAGGGTAGCTTTAATAACCTTGGATTCGAGGGTGACTTTTTTGAGGGTGATTATATACAACCATCGGATGAAACAATAAACGGACAGCCAGTTGTTGTGAACAACGGTCAACCAAACGTAAAGCCAGATGTTGTTGTGCAAAACGGAAAACCAGATGTTGTTGTGCAAAACGGAAAACCAGATGTTGTTGTGCAAAACGGAAAACCCGTTGTGCAAAATGGACAACCCGTAGTACCCAAACCCGTAGTACCCAAACCCGTAGTACCCAAACCCGTAGTACCCACAACTAGCGATTCTGCGGGAGGGACATCATTCAACACATATGATGCGTCTGGAGCAAAGACAGTTCACCATGCAGACGGATCAAAAGAAATTTATGACGGCTTAGGAAACCTCGTCAATACTATCCCAGCCGTCGGTACGATATCTCCACAAGTAAACGTAACGGATACGACAAAGCCGGGAACAGCAGGAGATGGATCAGCACTTTCTGCATTCAAGAATTTTGCGAATCAAGTCACTACAATGGCACAGAATAATATAGCGGCTGGAACAAATGTCGTACAGAACGCTGATGGATCGACTAGCGTACAGAACGCTGATGGATCGACCACAACGACGCAAACAAATGGATTAATCAAAACAGTATTTCTCGATGGATCAAGCAAAACAATATTTTCCGATGGATCACAAAAACAAGAGACGAGTGAAGAAGGGCAAGGGCAAGAAGCGCTTAAGTTCTTCAATCCGAATCCACCGGGATCAGAAGCGTGGCATCAGTTAGAACGCCAGCAAGGGAATCGACGAGAAAAAGTCAACAGCCAAATAGACGCTGTTGGTACGAACATGTCGGATAAGATGAAAGACTTTACGAGGAAGAATATCCCCAAGCTGGATGGATTCACATCAGGAGTTCCTCAATACCAGATTAACCTCAATGACTTTCTGGAAGCGGATGGGTCTATTCCGGTAGCCGGATCACTAAAACGTCAGCAATACGATGATGCGATGAATACCATTCTTGGTGCGGCACATCTCTCTCTCACGGACAGTATCAATCGGAATGAAAAACCTAAGAAAATTGTTTTGATGGATAGCGCAGGAAACCCTGTTCCCACTATGTTACCAGCCGGATCAGAAGTTACGGTAGCCGTAGGGACAGGAAAATATTGGCTTAATACTCATACAAGAAAAGACGCGCTTGGGAATGATGAATATGTGGAGGGACGTCTAGTCCAACTAGAGGAAATCTCAAAGTACGGGATACAACATTTCAAAACGGATGCAGATGGAAACCCAGAAGAACACATGACGTATGAAACGAAAATAACAACACAACAGATGCCGAATCCCATTATTACGGAGTACGAGACACACTATCAAAATGCTCTCATCACGTGGCGTGAGTCTCAAGAACAGACGAGACTCGACGATAACGATGCGGAAGCTGTCCGGCAATTTAATGTAACAACAAAGAATAATATGGACATGATTAAGCAGTCTGGTATAGAAGATCGATTGACCGTTAACCAGAAGGCGTCATGGGACATGATGGAAACAACCATGGAGATCTATGGGGGTCTTGCGCGTATAGAACAAGAAGGAGTAGAGGACAGGCTCACACAGGATGCTCTCCTTACTTGGCAAGATACTCAAGCTGGGATCAGACATAACGAAGCTATCGACATGCTGGACAGGCAGATTGAAGCAGAAAAAAATTCAATGAATCGCGCTTCCGAAATTGCTGACTCGGCACGAGTTGAAGAACATGAAAACAAACTAGAAGAACTCCTTGCAGTCAAAGAGACACAACTTGAGGCAATTGCAAAGGGTGGCGAAGAACAGCGTATGACAGACGCGCAAGCCCAAGAGTTTCATGCTTCTATGCAGGACTCCGAGTTCATCTTTCGTTCTGGGGAATCAGAAAACGAAAGGTCTTTTCAGAAATTAATTCTTGGTATGGAAATGTCTCATGATGAAAGTATGCAGGCATCAGAACACACGGCGGTACTCAAACAATTTGCTGCACAGGGGAACGAAGAGAGAAGAAACATATCCGTAAAATTTGCTACTACTCTGCACGAGATTGGTGTGATTCACACGAATGATATGGAGAAGACAGCAAAAAATTTCGAGAATATGATGAAGGAAATTACTGCAAGATCTAATGCAGATAAAGATATCATTTCTCTCCGGCATGATAACACCCTTGAAGAAATTGGCCTGTCAAAGGGAGAAGATCGAAAGACGAAGCTAGATGTCCTGAATCGAGAGATAGCAGCGGAAAAGGCTGAGGGAATCGCATCTGGAACGCGAGATCTTGCACTAGAGCGCGAAAGAGGTGCTCAGGACCTTGCTAATATTGCTGCTGGTGGAGAAGAAACGAGACGCACACAGGCTCAAGCTGGTGGACAGATTCTTGACCAGATTTCTGCTGAAGGAGACGTGGATCGTGCCAATATTGCTGCTTCTGGAGTAGAGAGTCGGCAAACAAAAGCTCTTGAGATACAGGGTGATCTCGACCTGCTTATTCAGTCTGGAGAACAGGATAAGCAAAGACAGGGAGAATCATTTAATCATCAGAGGCATCTGTCACTCATTGAATTAAAAGGTAAGATCGACCAAATTGTTGCTGAAGGAAGGCAGGATCTTGCTAATATTGCTGCTGGTGGAACAGAAGAGAGACGGACTCTGGAACAGAGGCAAGAGGGAGATGTTGACATTGCCGAGATTGGCATCGCACCACAGATGTTACAAGCAGGACTTTCTGCTCTTGATCCGGCAACCGCGTCGATGCTCGCTTATCAAGATAGCGGATATATTGCTCCATCATTACGACCAGTTTTGAACCAGCAGGGTCAAATAACATCCATGATTCCCACACGTAGCTATGCACAGCAGATCGGACCAGAAGCACTAGAAGGATTATTTGCTCTTGCACAGGGCGTTGGAGGAGTTGATCCCGGTATGTTACGACAAATGATTGGATCTGTATCACCGGGTGGACCGAGACAGGGACAGATCAGGCCCACTGTTGGTCGTGTGAGAGGGATGAGATAAATGGTTACACCTCGACTCCCCAGACGAAAAACAACTGGTGGGAGTATTTCTCCGCGCTCCTTTGTTCCCCGTCCGGCATTTACACCTATACAAACAGGAGATGTTTCAAGTCGTGGTGGGCAGAGTCGTGAGAGAAGAATGATCGAATCTGAGGCGTCTTCCGAAGCACGTGGTATTAATGAAATGATGCGTGAAGTGGAACGACAGCTATCTACGATTTATCGTAAGGCTGAAGGAGCAACGGATCAAGAGGAGCTTCAGCGTTTACGGGCACAAATGGCTCCACTGGAAAACATTCTAAAAGAAGCGGGATACTCTATCCCAACACGTGCTCCGGCACAGAGTATATTCGAGACTGGTACTCAACCAATTGGACAAAAAGAAGTATTTGGAACTCCTCTTTCGGAACATGCACAAAGGGCTGCCGGGGAATCTCTGGCGAAGTATATACCGGGTGTTCGATCAGGCGAAGAAGCGATGCAACTCAGTGTTGCAGAGCAAACGGGACTAACACCTTTGGAGCTTAGGGCAGCACAGGGTTTCCATCCACAGGGGATGGAAGAAATTGGGACTCCGTTGGGGACTTCTTTTTACAAAAATTTCCGAGAGACAGGTAAGTTTACTCCTGAACCTAATGAAACTCCCAAGAGTTTCATGGAAAGGTTGGGTTTTACGAAGGAGGGGGCGAGAGAGTACACCGAGGGGATAACATCCGTGTTCCCCACTATGCGCCCTTACCTAGAAGCGGGATTCATGCAACTCTACGATGAGCCCTATAAGGGGCCATCGCCTGATCTTCCTCCCAAAAAAGTTCGGAACATCCTTCGGGGAGACGATAGGGTTCCTGAAGACACATATATTGCACATGAATGGGGAGGGAAACCAACCCAGAAGAAGTCTTCACTTGCTGGAAAGTTTTTAACAAACGACCAAGAGAGAAGACAATTTCTCTTAGAGACGAACCCGGCAGGTATGCAGTCACTCCTTGATTTACAAACACCTAGCTTGTTAGAGGCAGCTACTTTTGGATTAGCAAAACCAGTTACGAAATTAGTCAAGGCATCGAAGCCTATTGTTCAGAGCATTCCGGGTGCTGATGTTGCATCAAATGCGTCTGCCGCATTCAAGAAATCAGTTCGTGATACGTTTTATGAAAACATTCCTAACATCAAGGTCACTCCTGTTCAGCAGGGAAGAATGGTACAACAGACGGAAGGGACGCCTGTTATCGGACCACTTGATCCGGCTCGGCAGGAAATGGTTAATGCACAGATGACGTTCAAACCAGCAAAGAGAATACTAGAAAGCAGGCTGGGTAAATTCCTTCCCCTTATCACAGATCCAAAGAAATTGGTTACAGAGTTTATTCGACATGATGACCCACGTATTAACCCTAATCATAGTTCTTTCAATCAAAAGATCAGTGGAGAATATAGAAACCAAAATCTCCTCGCACGTGAAGAAGTTCATAACAAAGCAGACAGCATGGGCAGCATTTACTCCATTAAATTACAAGACGACTGGGAGTCAGTTGGATTCTCTGTGAGTGATGATGCAACAGTACAGGTTCTCTTACGGAGTGATCCAAAAGCAGGAGTCATTGATATCGGATGGGAAGACTTGCTCTCCCAGCCAATGCGTTACTTGCGGGCCGATGGTACAGATTTACTCGAACAGGATTCATTCTGGGAATTTATGGGAGAGGTACGAAAAATTATAGATGATGTTGAGTTCCAGTGGGAATACGCTATGGATGGACCCATACCGGACAAGTTTTCGTATGGGAAGCTATCAGATAAAGCATTTTGGATGAAAGCCGATCCATCGGCAATTGCGCGGGAAACCGGAATTTCCTTCGATGCTGCAAAGAAACTTGTCGCGAAACATGCAGATAACCCAGAGGAACTCGCACGTTATCGAAGTGGATATATACCACGTGGTCCCGCAGTCTCCCCGGACGATACGAACTGGGAGGACAAGATTCTTGGAGCGAGTTCTGGATTCAGAAATGCAATCAGATCAAGAGAGACATCTTCGTATGAGCGTGTGTGGAAGGGACCCATGATCGACTCGATTGAAAGTGGGAATCAATACGGGACAAAACCCGGTCACGTTCTTGGAGGATGGATGACGGGAATGTGGAGAAGTGTTGCAGACATCAATCTAAATGACGCTCTTAGACCAACGGCAGATTGGATTATCGAGAGTGAAAAAGGGGCCATAAGAAGGACAGCAGAGGCCCGTCTTGGTGGTGTCAAGAAGATGGTTGACGAAATATCAGGCACTATGTCGGAGATGATACGGGGAAAAACATTTGTTGATACATACGAAACGACAGAAATACCGATACAAAAAGCTCTGAACGATGCGGGTATTTCCCTTGACGAGGCCAAGCTCATTGCACGGAACCAGAGGCTCCTTCGTGGATATCAGGAAGGAAGATTACTTTCCGAAACAATGGGAGAGACGGAAGTAGCGAGGTGGAGACCAGACGCAAGAATGGAAGAAACGAAATTTTCTCCTGAAGTCAGGCCAGACGTGGAGGAGGCTCTTGGGTGGTCCAGTCCAGAAGCAGCAAAAATGCTCGATAGATGGGCGGCTCTCCCCCCTCGACTGAGAAGGCTTCTCATCAGCGATCCAGACTCCATTCCATCGACACAGGGCAAACTTGCCAAAGGTGGTCCGAGGACAAGTGTTGCGGATGATTCAGCTATGATTTCTGTTGATCGTGTTGTTAAAAACAAGCAGTTAGAACAATTACATCGCGATCTTGAACCAGAGCAATATGAGCTACTTCTCAAGGGGCAGAACATCAAGGACCCATCTCTTCGTACAGATTTTCTTAGAAAGTCATGGAGAACCGTTGAGCGTTCCGTGAACGAAAAACGGATGAATGTCGAGTCAGCTATGAATGATCGTATACAAGAATGGAAAAGAGCGGATAACAATGCGTCCGTTAAGGATAGGGATGCCTTTTCCGCAAAACAAATACAAGATGGGCAGAACTTTCTTCAAACACGAAACATGAACAATATGGGAGAATACCTATTTGATGAAAAGACACAAAAACATATTGATTCACGTTTAGCCGATCCAGCGGCAGGATGGAAGGGAGTATTTACAAAGTTCAATGACTGGAGCAGGATGCTTGTCCTAACAGGTGACAATGCTGCTCCATTCAACCAAGGACTCTATCTTCTTGCTCGTGCACCTGCTGCATGGATGAAGGTTATGGGGAAGACACAAGCTGCCTTGGTCGAGCCTAAATACTGGGAAAAGCAGATTGTTAAGCACTTTGATGATTACAAGGAAATGGTCGAAAACGGATCGACGTTCGAGCAGTCTTCTGAGTGGTTTGCTGGTGCACGTCATACGGAGACGGCACGTGTCATGATGCGTGACCTAGAGGAGAAGATTGGGACAAAAGGATATATTGACAAAATAATACGGAGAATGGGGACAGAATTACGCAGCCGACCAGAGGCGTCCTTCAAGATACTTCGTGATGAAGGAAGACGGGAACTGTATCTTTCCCTGAAGCCTGTTTATGAGGCAGAAGGAAAGTCTCTGACTGAACTCACCGGGTTTGTTGATAATCTTATTGGAACAAGTAAAGGGATTGGTATTCGTTCAAAACAGAGAAGCATCGAGTCTGGATTGATGCTGGCACGTGGTTATTACCGTGCACACCTTGCGGTTCTTGGGTCTGCTTTGCAGGGTGGAATACGAGGACAACAGGCACGTGAGTCACTGTCGAAGCTGATGATGTCACAACTATCAATCCATACGTTTCTTGCAAGACAAACAGGTCAAGATGTAAACCTCGACCCATCTGATCCACATTTTATGCAGATCGAAATAGATGGAGTATGGATTGGTATACCGGGATTCCAGAGATCTGTAATTCGACTCATTGGGGATCTAATGCAGGAGACAGCAGAGAATGTGGACCCTGACCGATTCGCAACATTCCCACGAGAAGGTGGGCCCTTTGGAAATCCAGCCATTCGTTGGCTCCGAGGGAAGGCATCGGGATCAGGAAGAGCGATAACGACGATACTCGACCAAGAGGATTTCACTGGGAACGATATTACTAATCCGGGGTCAATTGTTGCAACGATTGGTCGTGATGCGTTTCTTCCCATTATCATGAAGGACCTCGTAGTAGAAAATCCGAGTCTACCGTTATGGGCAGCACCATTATCTTTTAACGGGATGCTGACACGGCAACCAAGTCACTGGGGAGAGTTGGGCCATTTGATGGACGAGAGAGCAGAAGAGCTTGGTCTTCCACCCTATACAATGCACGAGGCACAACGTCTTGGTGTGAAAAAAATGAGTAGCACGGAAAAGGAGTTCCTCCTTTCTGTCTTCCCTGATTTGCGAGATGCCGATACGAATTACATGCAAAGTATTGAAGAAACGGAAGGACGCGGGTTTGCTGCTATATTCCAACAGTACAATGTACATTTGAATGACCACAAAGATGAACAAGTGGAAGGACTTCATAATTGGATACGTACATCAGAAGATAAGTATGCGAAGGGAGACCTTGGTACACAAGGGTTCTATTCAACAAGAAGGTTGCCAGAGGAACTTGTAAAATTAGGTAAGAGCAGGGCAGACATCCGCGATCAGCTTATCAAAAATTCACCAGAAGTTTCGGATTATTTCAACCGTCTTGATAAAGAAGAGCCTCTGAATACGACAGCAGATTCTGATCTTATCTTGCAAGATTATTATTCCGATGTCACATTTCATCCCGACTTAAGTTCGGAAAATCAGGAGCACCCATTTTTTGATTACCAGAAATACTCGGAACTCGAAAGTGCGTGGGTTGAAAAGTGGAACCATCGTACGGGTGGAAAGGGAGAAGAGGTCTGGTGGGAAGTACAGAAGATGATGAAGTACGACCCAGATATGCCCGAAGTTGTACGAGAATGGCACGATGCTCGACTCTCCCTCAAGGGATACTGGCAAGTTGGGGAAGAACTGGCAAAGCGTTATGGGGTTCTCAATGAATGGAGACAGAGTAAGACGGATGTTTTGAAGGAGCCGAGTGACACCATCAAGCAGATTGATCGAATTGTCGAGGAGACAAGAAGACAGGTACGCAGCAGTAATCGCTATATTGATATAGTTCTCTTCCGATTTGGTCTAACAAGTACCCTGCAAAATGAAGAGAACCAGAGAGAATTTGACACCGAGGAGAAGATGCAAGCCCTGATAAGTTTTTCAGGGTTTAGCTCGGAACCCTATCGAGGTGAATAAACAACATGTGTATAATAAGGGAAAATCTTGAGTGAGAAGCCACTGGACCCGTGGCCTTGTCAAGGAGTGCAATGACACAGCAGAACGCAGAAGAGAAGAATGAGATTCAATCGGATATCGAGGAACTTCAGAAAGAAGTCGATTCCCTTTCGGATGTCACCGCCGGACAAGAGCAACCTGATACAGCATCGCTAGACCAGAAGCTCGAACAGTTGAATCAGAGGATTGATGGTCTCGATATTGAAGGGACGACGAAACGTGTTGCCGCAGCAGATCGTAGCTACTGGCAATCCGCTTCTGACAAGAGTCAGAATCAACTGAAACAGGATGTGTACCGTGCTTTGGATCTCGTCAAAGAAGAGGTAAACCAAATCAAGGGGTACGCATATCAAAATCTTACGGACGAAGAAAAACTTGAGATGAAGTTTAACGACCTCGAACGTAAGATCGAACAGGGTGGATCAGCACAGGCAGAATTTCCTGCTGATGATGGGACACAACAGGGAGAAGGAACCGATGCGCGAGCAGAAATGGAACAACGGATCTTATCTGTTATTGCCGCATCAGGAATCCCCAACCTGATGGACGATTTTAGGAAAGCCGACAGTGGTCAATCTCCTACATATCAATCAGTTTGGGACGGGTTAAACTCCAATATGAATCCTGACGAGTGGATCGGTGCGCTGCAATCAAACATCCGGCACTACAAACAAGGACAAACTGCACCGGCTCCAGAACAGGCACAACGTCAGCAGCAACAACCGCCTCCCCCAGCGATGGGTGGTGGACAACGGACACGTACTGCTGATGAGATTATCGATGCCCATAACAGGGGTGATGATGTGTCTGGTGACGAGCTAACCCGTGCATACAAGGAAAAAGGAGTTAGCTAGTGGCTACCGGAATTTCGATTTCTAGCACAAGCAACCTCGATTCAGGTCAGAAAATTCTGGTGGCAAAGGCGAGAGACGCATTCGAGCCAGCAGCCCCAGACCCCGACTTGATCGACGTTGAACGTATACCGCAAGGACACAAACAGTGGGACATGTCCCGCTATGCACGCCTCAGTGATGCCTCGGCATTAACAGAAGGTGTGGACCTCGCACAGGCCGAACAGCTTGTGACAAACAGCGTCACGATTACCCCATCTGAGCATGGGATTCTTGCCATCATTTCCAAGAGGCTCCAACGCCGACAGGGTGATAGCAATGTCTATGCGAAGACGGGAACATTACTCGGAAACTCATTACGACGGCGCATGGCAAAAGATGTCATTGCTCTCTATGATGGTTTTTCCAAGTCTGTCGTTGGCGCAGGAACGGCTCTCGATATCACGTACTTCCGTGGTTCGGTTGCCTACCTCTTAACCGATAACAGTTCCAGCTATGGCCCTGCGCCATTGCCTCTTCATGCGGCCCTCCACATCGAACAGATCAGCGACATCATGCTTGATTTGACCGATCAGGGATCAGCAGCAACGGGTGCGTTCAGCAGCGGATTGTCTGAAGACCTCGTGAAGCGATGGTGGCGTGGATCAGATCGCCTCTATGGAGTCCAGATTTACCATAGTGGATTGATCGAGCGCGATGGTAGTGACGATTCCAAGGGTGCAATCTTCAGTAAGGGTGCACTGGGAATGGTCATGGCAAATGACGCAGAGGTGACCCGTGATACGGATCATTCTCTCCGGGCCGAAGAAATTGGCATCTTCCAAGAATGGGGCGAGGGAGAACTCGTGGACAACTGGGGTGTCGAAGTCTACTCGGATACAGCGGCAACAGTTTAATGACACTGCGCCAGCTACGTGAACAAAGACGGGCAAATGCAACCGGGGGATTTACGGATTCCCAGACGGGAACAGATGTTTCGTTTGAGGAGCGTTCTGGCGATGAAGAAGAGAAGATCGCATTGTATAACCTTGTTGAAAGGAAGTGGGGATCAGAAATCCCTGTCTCACAGGCAGCACGTCTGGCAAAGCAAACTGTTTTTGCCTGTACTGCGCGTGAGTGCACATGGACGAGTGCTCTTCCGAATCAACATCAGAATCATGCGTCTTCTACAGATGCACAGCGTCAGCAACATAAACGTGCGGAGTCGAGGTCCGTGGATAACTACTTTCAGTGCAGCGCATGTGGAAGTAAGAATCCACGACCTCTCCGTATCGAGAAACACATTGAAGGATATCGGATGCTTGCGGATCATACGGGAGCGTCCGAGTACGTTACACGCATATTTAGCTTAGAGGAGCCGCCTGATCGTGACGAGGATGTTCTCGATCGTGAAACACAAGGGCCTGTGGCGGTGAGGAGCAAGCGCAAGCGTTCACGTGGGCGTAAGCGTAGTAGAAGCAGGAGTAAGCAATGACTTTGACCAGTTGGGAGCAGGCAGTGGAGCAACACCATGCGGAATCTGCTCGTTCCAGACCGGAGTTCCTGAAAAATCTTCGTGTTCACATCGAAGCATTTCGTGAAACACAGTGGCACAATATCCAGCGACAAGTCGTGAACGAGCATGGCATTGATGCCGAGCTTGTTCGTGACGAGCCTTTATGGACGGAGCCGGGACGTGCCTTCTACTATCACGAGGTAAAGGTGAGTCGCATTGAAGAAGTGAAGGGAAAAGTTAATCGTCAGGGTGATACCCGACGACATCTGGTTGAGCATAATATGGGATGGGAGTTAACAGACCCCCTTCCCGCACATGCTCCCGACATTGCCCAGCGACTGCAGAAAGGGTTCCGCTTGCGTCATCCAGACATGGCAACGCAGGTGTCGGTTGAGGAAACTCCCGAAGAGCCCGCCTCCCCAGACGGTTCCCCTAAGACTCAAGAGTTCTTCTGTTCTACGCATGAATTTCGTACAGAAAGTTTTCGACACTGGAGACAGCATTGTCTCTACAAGAAAGAAAGAGTGGGTCCTCCTCCAAAGGGGGAGACGCACAAGCACTGGTGCGATCAGCATGGTGTAGGATATAAGAGTGAAAAAGCGTGGAAGAAACATCAAGACGAACACAAGATACGAAGGAGTTAAAATGTCTTTTAACTACATGAATGCAAATAGCATGTTGTGGCATGACATCAGCGCAACACTTGGTCAGGCTGACGAACGAGTGAATGTTGGTCGCGTCCCACAGGCTGTTGATGTTTCGGCAATCGAGACGGTTGTTGGGACATCGGAAGACCTTGCAGCGAGTGGAACAAACTATGTCGCTCTCGGACCAGAGGATGGCGGGACAGCAGGAATAGGGACAACAGATATCGGAACTGCTGTGGACTCATCGAGTACGGCATGGACGGACCTCACGCTAAGAGCGGTGACGGCATCGACATCAGCGGATGATCTCGACGCAAACGATTACGTCAATCTCCACATTGATGAAACAGGAACAGTGGATGCGACGATAACGGGAATCAACATGTTTATGAATTACGTGTATGGAGTCCCCGGTGGTGTAGTGAATTGATTGATAAAGAGGATGCCCTCGCTGCGTACGAACAACAGTACGTTGAAGAGCGAACAGAGGCAAAGAAAAAACTCGAAGCCAAGAAGAAAGTTCTTCTTGACGAATCGGGTCCGTACGACCTGTCGTGGTTTTCTCCTCCGGGGGAAGCACTGACATGTGAGCACGTCATGCCGCGACTCGTTATTCGCGGGGGCCTTCCTCTTTACATGTGTGATGACTGCGACCATTACCTTCTGGGTATTGGGGCCTCTGCATTCATCATTCCGAAGCAGCATGTCCCGTCGTATAGTCTCATGCTGATGAGTCACTACTTACAGTACGAGGGTCCAAAGGCACTTGCTCAGGCATTGGTACGACCGCATCATCGCATTGATCTACCAGACGCCCCGTCTCTTCCTCCTGTTGCTATTATCGAGGAGATGGAAGAGATGTGGAAGCAGACACTGGAGCATCTTTCCGAGTACAAGAACATGGCACTTGAGGCCGGGAAAGAACAAAAGGCTCTTGAGGAGCCGTCCAAAGACGAATAACACAACGAGGGAATCATGGGACTTACACGAAAGACGGATAATGATAATCCTGTTATCTGGGCAGACAAAAGCGGATACGCATTCGCAACATACCAGATGCCCACGACACGAACCGATGCTTTGGGACGGAAAAGAGATGTCAACCTAGAGATCGTTCTTCCGAACTTTGGAGAGTTTGACAAGGAATCTGTTGCTGCAATGCTGGGGGAAAAAGCAGAGAACGGGCTCAGTGGTCAGGATAACTCTGGACATGGACAGGCTGCATACGAAGCAGCCAGAGAACAGATGGAGAATCACGACCAGAAGCAACAGCTTCGTGATATCGAGCAGCAGATTTACATGTTCAATAAATTCAATGGTCACGTCCCGGCAGTGGCAATCCACCAAGACCCCCATGATCCACGATCTGAGGTTGCGGTGGTTCCCGATTTGAATGAGGGGAAGTATAATGTCTTCAAGGTGACGGAGAAATTACTCCGTCCATAAAGGTAATGAGCCAGCGTTTGTCCCGCTGGTGGGCCTCAAGAAAGGATCGGACATATGTCTAATATTGGACTGGACGGACTTGGCACAGAGAAACTCACCGTATCTAGTTCTTCCGTTGCACTCGCAAGTGTTCCCACAAGCGCACATCGTGCGATCATTATGGTTGATGTCGCGGATATCCATATGGAGAACGACGCAGGTGCAGCAACAACAAACGATTTCAAGATATTGAACGGGTCACAGATCGATCTCACAGATAATCGTTACAATCTCGGCAAATTTCGTTTCATCCGCGCTGGATCGGACGATGCGACGCTGTATATCCAGTATTTCGACTAGGAGAGAATCATGAGTTTACGAATCTCACATGATGTACACACAGGTGTTGTTAACGACTGGACAGCAAACCAGATATTCTCAGGGAAGATATACCTAGAGGATGCCGGGGGAGAACACCTCGAAGGAAACGGCAGTTTACTCACCATCACGGGGGCAACAAAGTTTGCGAATTCTGTCTATATCAACGACTCTGCCAATACCGACATCACGATGGGCCTGACAATCAATCAAGGTGGGAACACCGACAAGATATTTGCACTCCAGAGTACAGGAGTCGATCACGGAAGAACTGGACGGGGGGAAGCCAATACTTTTCTCAACGTCATGCAAACGTCAGGGAATGCAGGGGGCGTTATTTTCGATGTGATTGCTGAGAACTCAGCGCAGGACATTGTAACGCTCATAAGAAGCAGCGGAGGCACTGCCAGTACAGGGAAAAACACATCAGCCTACGGTTTGGTTGATATTCAGGTGGAGGAGCACGACGGAAGTAATACCTCGCGTGTTATCGAAGGGGATGGCAACGTCTTTACGGTTCGCGCTTATGTTAGCGACGCGATGCGAACCAGATTCCTTGTTGATGAAGACGGAGAAATCTACTCGGCAACAGCAGGGAGTTCAGGAGATAACGCAGTCGGCGCATTGGATGAATACGAGGATGCGAATCTTGTTCGAGCTTATGAACATGCGAGAGATGCAAAAGGATTGATACGCGACGAGTGGGACAAGTTTGTACAATATAATGAGCAAGATTTAGTAGACTCTGGCATCTTAGGGGATACCATTGAGAATGGTG